TATCTAGCTGTGAAAGTTTCACCTGCTTGATCGAACACTACTCCAGCACCTTCTTGTTTAACTGGTGCAGAAGCGAAACCGCTTAACATTACTTCCTCTTCGAAAGCTCTGTCAGATGTTTCAGTAGTAAAAATTTCAGCATGCTGATTTTCATACCTACTGTATTCCAGGCCGAATAAGGCATTCAAACCTGGCTCTAGTTCTTTAACTAGTTGTGATCGTGATATAGCCATAATTTAACTCCTTATTATGTAGTTATGCCTGTTGTACCACCTTTGTAGAAGTGGTTGTTGATTCTAACAAGAATATTAGCATTTGACACAGAAGTATCCGAATTGTCTGGATCCTGCGAAATGTCAATTGCTTGTACTGCGAATGTAGCATTCGTATCAGCTGTTGAAACAGCTAATTGTACTTTTGATAGTCCTGTTTGTGTTACACCTGTAGTGTTTGTAACAGAATAGTTTGCAAACAATCCTGCTCTCGTAAAAGCCGCGTCAGCGTCTACAAGAAATACTGCATCAGGGTCATCGACTACGAACGCTGTAATATCGCTCGCAGCAACTCCACCTGGGTAGTAGTTTTTGTAAGTTGGCTTTTGAGTAGTTGGATCTGTATAGAAACATCCGTTAAAAACGCCCAAGATAGCAGTACCATTGCCAGCAGTGTGTCTGTCAATATTTCCAGAAGCTAATGGAATAACCATGTCGCCTTGGAAGATTGCAGTTGTGTGTCCACTTGCAATAGTGTATCTATTTTGAGCTCCTACTAATGGTGTACCGTCTAGTTTTCTGTACGGTCTTAGACCGAACTTTTCACTTACGTTTGCCATAGTTGTTTTCTCCTATTATGTTTATATTATCCAAGCTATCTCGGGTAGGTAATGCAAAAAAATTATTTTTTACGACTACCACCAAAGGTAACTCTAGACTGCCTATCAATATTGATCGGCATGTCCGGGTGTTGCTCCTTCATAAGATCTCTATCTATCGCGTCTGTTCTGTCTTGAGTAATTTTTCTAAAATACTCAGCACGACTTTTCAAAATCTCCTCCGGTATCCTTGCCAACACAAGGCCACCAATTCCGACTAAACCAGCATGTTGTCCTTGATGAATAACTGGGTAATCATTTTCACCGATTTCACTTTTCAGTGTGTCAGCTCTAACGAATTCCCAACCTTCTCTAAGTTTCTTAGATACATTACCTGGATCTTCGAAACCATTTGCCGATGTACGTATCCATCTATGTGCATACCCATGCGGCGCAGCTGGCGCATCCAAACTGGATGGTGGAGTCCAATCTTTTTTACGAGTTAATTTTTCTCTCGTACTAGACTCGCGTGAAGTTTTTATATTTGTCATAATGTTATGCTCCTTCCTTCACGTATTTTGCGTATTCCTCTAGTGGCACCCCTAATTTCTTAGCGATAACTACCTGCGACTTGGTGAGCTTCACAGACTTGCGTCCTCCAGATCTACGACTAACAGAAGCTACATTTTGGACGGGTTCTCTTGTAGCCTGTTTTACTTCAGTCGTTTCTTGAGCAAATTTCTGAGGGAAATACTCCTTCATACGTTTGTTGATTTGATTATAGTATTCATCACTCTCTGCGTCAATTCCCTGCTGTATAAGGTCTTCATGTATTCCCATTGCAGCAGAAGTTAAAACACGATCTGATCCAAACCATTCATTATCCTCAGCCCATTGTTGAGCTTTTGGGCTAATTCTTGGTTGTACAGGCTCCTGTTCTTGAGCAGGTTGTGATTCCATTTGTTTTTTTCTTGACTCTTTATCACTTAAAGTCATAGAAACTTTTTCTTTCTCAACAGCTAATTTAGTAAGCGTATCTTGTGCTTCTAACATCGCATCAGTATCTTGAGAATCCATTGCAGCTTTTAAAGCATTTTTTGCTTTCTCTCTTTCTGCATCAATTCTTGCATCATACTCTTTGAGATAATTGGTATCTGTCTCTTCAAATTTACTTTGAACAGTTTCATACTTATTCTTCAAACCTTTTGCGTATTCAACTGCAGCTCTTTCTCTTCTTTCAGCTTCCTTAATTTGAAAAGTAAGTTTTTTAATTCTCTTTTGAACTTTTTCAGAATACCCTTGCAAGTCATCACCTTCAACTGAACTATCAGATTCCTCTTTTTGTTCAAATTTAGGTTGAGTTTTTTGTTCTTCAACTTCAACTTGTTTTGCTTCGTTTAAAAGTTCTTTTGCAGTTTTTTGATTTGATACATCAGTATAACCTAAATCAACTTCTTCTTTTTTATCAAAAGCAGATGTTTTATCTTCAGGGGTTTCTATACTAATTGTTTCTTCGTTTACGTTGTCAGTATCTAATTCTACTGAGTTATTATCTTCAGCCATTTTTTGTCCTCCTTAATAATGGTGCAAAATATCAGCTGGATTAGCAATTGTAGAAATAACTTCATCGTCATTCAGTACCCTTACTTCACCACCTTCTATTTTGAATCTTGAACCTGCGTACCTACTAAAAATTACCCAATCATTTAGTTTGCACCAAGGTCCTTTTGGAAATTTATCTTTATCATGATAACAAAGATCTCCCATTTTTAGCACAAGACCACAGACGGTTGTCATCTGTATTGTTTCCTGTGTTGTGTCAGATAAATAAATTCCACCTTTAGTTTTCTTTGGACCTGCATAAGGCAAAACCAAAATTCTATAACCAGTAGGTGTCGGTAATTTATCTAAGGTTGATTTATCGACCGCTTTAGGGTCTAGGACTGTTTCTACTTCTTCGCGTTCTTTATAAGCGTTTAGAAGCGCTTCAGTCCGTTTCGGTGTCTCCGTGGACTTGTTCATCTTCATACTCCGTTGTTGACAGCAGGTCTTTAAGACTCTGTTGCAGATCCTCTAGTGATCTGATTTGACCCCTAATATATTGTAGCTTCTCTATTGTGTCAACACTATATATAGCGTGCTCTTTGAGTTTATGAACTTCTATTTTAATTTTCTTTTGAACCAGTGATATTGTATCAATATCCATTATTTTAATTTTTGTAGCATTATTTTGTTTTCACCAGCTTGCATAATATTGAAACCGTAGTGAGTTAATGCTTTAGATATATCTTCCATTGTATATTTTTTGTAATCATCAAATATAAATCTGGATCCTTTTCTACATCTATTAGCAAACCAGATAGCTTCTGTAATTACATCTTTAGTCATATGAGGTCCATCAAAGTGAACAAGATCATATATTTTATCCTGTGCGGCAAAGAAATTCATATAATCAGTATCCTTCATATGAAAGAAAGTAAATTCTGGATGATCAGAAAAATCTTTTTGCATTTCTAATCTCATCTCATCTGTATAATCAGCTGTGTATTCAGGTGAGTTATCGTAGTGTTGGTATTTTAAATTTCCATAAGGATCTATACCAATATGTTGATAAGGTGTTTTATTACCTAATCTTGCTCTTAAACCTAACATAATAACTTTAGATCCAAGTCCTTCTCTTACACCTATTTCACAAGTTGTTACTGATTTTGGTTCTTCAAAAAATGGTAATGTCTCACACCACTTTTTAAGTAGATCGTATTCTGTGCTATCACCTCTGATGGTCATAGCAAATATATAGATTATTTTAAATCTGGATGCAAATTAAAAAACGCCTTTAAATTTTGTGCCTTTAATAGCTGCTCCGCCACCTCTAGCCATGCCACCACCACTGAAGGTTTTAGCACCTTCAGGTCTCATGTAAGTTTTTGGGAATTTTTTTGCAGGGTCAAATTTTTTACCATCAACCACAAATGGATCTCCAACATATGAAATGTTTTTATCACCTACAGCCATATCTCTTGCGTTACCTTCGTACTGAGTATTTACAGATCTTTCAGGAGCTCCACTCATTCTATATTTATATTTGTTTCCTTTTCTAGGATCTCTTGAACCTCTTGTTCTAGGATCTATTGCAGCTTTGCCGTCAATCATAATTTTACCAGATCCGTGTCTTCTATCAATTTTTCTTGGCATTATTTTACCTTTGCAATTTTATTTTTGTTTATACCTTCTTTTATCACATATTGCTGCGTACCGTTAGCCCCTACCTCAACCTCTTTTCTAAGGTCTTTATGTAGTTGCTTTTTTTTATTTTCTACAGCAACATCTTTTAAATGTTTTTCTATACTTCTAGTGTCTCTCATATATATCTTTTATTTTACCTTGTGCTTTAAGCTTTTTCAAATCCCCTTTAGTTAATTTAGAATAATCAATACGAATTTCTTCATATTGTTGTTTTTTAGGTGTAAATAATTTTTTAATCCATTTCCACATTATGTGCTCACATTTGTTGGTTTAGGTCCTGCATTACTCACCGATCTTTTTCTGGCAACAGCAGAGGCCTTTTGCGACTTTGTCATTGCTGTGGCTTTTGCAAGTGGTACGCATTTTGGATACTTGCGGTCTGAACCACTGGCAGATTTTCTTCCACACTCTTGATACTTGCCACCTTTTTTCTTTGCTCCAATATCTACCCATTTTTCATTAAACCATTTTGTTAATCCACCAGTTCTCATTGCAGGAACACAGTTAGGTACCATTCGGTTGCCTTTTTTCTTCATGCCCTTTTGAACATAACCTTCCCAACATGATCCTTTTTTATTCATTACTTTTGTTTTCGAATATACTGTTGTAGTTTCATTTTATCTTTTTTATCAGATGAATGAAGTTGTAATGCTCTAGCATAATCTGTTTTTGCAGATGTTTTAGATTTAAGTGGTTGTGATTTTGTAAGGTCTGTAATTTTTTTACCAGACATTTTAAAATATTTTTTAGCAGCCGCTTTAATTCCTGTGCTTAGTAAGCCACCTAACATCATTTTTCTATACATTAAAATACTCCTTTAAAATTTGTTCCTTTAATTGCTATTCCACCACCACGCATTTTAAGACCAGACTTTTGTAATCTACCCATAGCAGATTCACCACCTGCAGTTACATTTATTCCAACCTTAGCAGAAATAACTTTGTTCTTTTTAAATTTTTTATATTTCATATATTCTGATGGTGGTACTTCTGGAGTGTTACCACCTTGTACAGGACCTGTAGTTTTTTTACCTTTAACATTTGTTTTTTGTTCATCAAAGTAACCACCTTTATTCATACCTATTTCTTTTCTAAGTTCTTTAAGTCTTTCTTCTTTTGTTTTTAAAATTTTTTTAGCTTTGCCTACAGCTGTTTCTGTTTTTTCTGTTTCTTTTTTCTTTTCATCTTTTTTACCCATTAAACCACCTAAAAAAGCTTTCTTAGGTCCCCAATCTTTTTTCTTTACACCTGATGGATCTTTTATTTTACCAGCACATATTTTAGATGCATAAGCATTTGCGTAGGCACTAGGATAGACTTTAAATTTTCTTTTAGCTGCTGATTTACCTCTTGCACAAAGTTTTGTCATTATTTCCTCTTAATTAAATCTGTTGCTTTTAATCCGTATACGCTTGCAATCACGCCTACAAAAATTGTCTGATACCAAAATGGTAGTTGTGAAAAATATTCAAAGAATAATTGCATCTTCTCCATTGCACTTGGATCATCCGAAAATACTGCCCAAGAAAGCATTACTATGGGAGCCGAGAGTAATAATAAAATGAACTCGTCTTTCCAGTCCGAATTTCTAGATTCAAGTAATTTGCCCTGATACTCACTTTCCCCGCGAGCCATCTTTTCAGCATGATGCATTTGAGCATCAGACATCAACATTTTAGTCTTCTGACGGTTCTGATATATGTGAGAACCTGCTTTAACGGCTAGAGATATCGCTTTTAACCACATTGTATTTTTTCTGTCTCCTTATTCCCATATATTCTATCATCTTATCAATACAATCGTAAGCCCTATCACCTACACATCTCCATCGCCATAATTGTCTGAATCTTTCTTCCTTTTTTTTAGTTTTGAAAACAACACCACCGAACATATCTTGAAATCTTTGGATAATATCCTCATCACCCATTTCAATCGTAGCTGCAAAGGCTCTTTTTTTACCTACACCTTTAGACCAAATGCCAAAACTACCCTCGCCATCAAATAAACCAGAGAGCCAGATAATTTTACTTTTTTTTGAGAGTTTTTCGTAGGAGCTTTTTTGCATTTTTGAGTTTTATTCCTTGTGGATTAGGTCCTTTCTTAGGCGGTGGCCCAGATTTAACTCCTCCACTTAATCCTTTCCTCATTTTTTTTTCATCTTCTCCCTAGCGACTTCCAAACGTTCATCAGATTGCTGATCTTGTTGTGCGAGTCGATCATATTCGAATTCTAATCTTGCTGCTTCTCTCATTTGCTCTTGTTCAGCTTTAAATCTTGTCTCTTCAGCTTTTCTTTGAAGATCCATGGCTCTTAAATCAACTTCTTGTTGTTTAATTCTAACTAATGGATCTTCTTTACCTTGTTGTTGCATCATTTCACCCCTAACAAGCTCTTCAGTAATCTCTGCAGTGGCTGTTGCAACTGCATTATCGAATGCAATTTTAAATTGTTCAGGATCTTGTTGTTGTAAAGCCATCAAATTTTCATCTTGCATCATTTGTTCCATAACTTCTTTTCTAGCTTTAAAAGAAACGTGGTCAGAAACGTGTGCTTGCAGTAAAGCATACACTGGAGGATTGATTTGAACCATTCTCGATTGCATAAATGCCATGTGTGCAGCAATATGAGCGTCATGATCTTGGAATTCGAACGCTGTTGCAAACTTCATCTGCAACGCACGTGCATTTTCCTTAGCAGGATCCATTGGTTCTGGTTGTCTTGGCGGTGGTTTAAGTAAAGTTTCAATTTGTTTAGTTCCTAAAGCTTCATAAACACGTCTGTAAGCCTCATGAAGGTTGTGCATCATCGGATTTGACTGTGCAATTTGCAATTGTGCTTGTGCTAACGTTACTCTTTGAGCCATAGACATGATATTTGGATCTGCAACAGGTAAAATATCGACTCTATCATCAAAATCTACCGCTTTAATCTGTCTTGGACCACCGTAAACATCATATGGATACTCTGGTGGTAGTGATTGAGCACAAATTCTTGCTAAAATTTTAAATTCTAAACGCATTGCATAGTAACATCGCTTGTGAACACCACTCATTACTCTACTTCCACGTTCCATTAGAGCTACTGTTGTGCCAACAGCTCTGTTTTGGACATCATTTCCAATGTTTGAATCGGTTATTGCAGCAAATTTTTGTCCTGCTTGTACTACAAAACCTAAAAGATTGTATAAAGTTACTGAGGGTTCAGTAAATGGTAGGTTAAAAAACTGATCTCTGATGTTTCCACCAGGTGCATCTACATCTCTAAACTCTCCAGGTTGAATAGGTTGATCATCATCTCTAACTCTAATACCTCTCGACTTAAATCCTGCAGGTAAATTCTTTAAAGTTCCTGCATCCATCAATTGTCTTAATGCTTGTGTTGCTGCACGAGACAGTCCACCAATCATATGAGTTAAACCAAAACCATAAAATCCTAATCCTGGTAAAAATTTATAATGAACAAAGTATTCAATTCTATTGAAAGCGATATCATCAGGTCTATAATTTCTATAGATAGATAAAATCTCTCCACTACCTTCATCAATTGTAACGATGTAAGGTATTTTTATTTTCTTTGCTTTGTCATCAAAGTTTTCATAATCATCTAAATTTAAATCGACATGCATTTCTAAAATATTATGCATGTAATCAGTTTCAGTTTTTTTAATTCCTTCTAATTCATTTAATTTTTTCTGTAATGAATCTGGCTCATTGTCTGATTGAATGAGTTCAATGTCTCTATAAAATCCTGCTGCTTGTTTTTTAATGACTTCATTTTGAGTCATCTTAATGACATGAGTAATTCTCTCACAATCTTTTAAATCAGATGCATAATATGGAACAACTAAATCTTCTGCAGGAATAAATTTAGATACGGGTCTATTTAATAATGCATCGTAGTAAACTTTTTTAAATGTTGATCCTGATAAAGGTAAATAAAATAACATCTGATCCATATCAGTTGTGTATTCTTCCATTTCCTCCATCAACATATAGTTCATGTAGTCTTTAACTCTTTCTGCTTGTTGTTCGGTTTGCGGTGTTTGTAAACCTATGACCTGTGTTCGTACAGGACCATCTGATGGTACAAGTTCTTTATATGCTTGTGCTTGAAATTGTGTAACAGACTCAGCGAGTAACGGATGCGTGACACCGGAAGCTCCTTTAAATGGTTTAGTTACTTCTTGATACTTAGTACCTAATAAATCTAAACCTTTAATGTATGCATCTTCCCATTCTTTTCTGGATGATTTATCTTTTTTGTATTCATCAATCAAATCACTAGCCATAGATCTAAGCGTACGCTCGTCCATTTCTAATGCTAAGTTTGCATTAAAATCTTGTTCAGGAGTTTCAACCACTTCTTCTTCACCTTCAACAGTAACCTCAGGTAAACCCTCTGGTTGTTCTTCTACTGTCTCTTCAATTAAATCTTCTTCAGTGATTGTCTCGTTGTTCTTTTCTACAGCCATATCTTATACTACCTTATTGGTTTAAATATATCTACTACTAATCCGCCTTCACTACGGTAGGTCTTCAAAGTTTGTTTCATTAATGGGGACACTTTAATCGCAAATGCATCAAAATACAAGTTCGGATCTGACGGATCCATATAAGTAAATGCACTTCGATCAGACATACCTTCGTATTCTTCTTTAGATAAAGCATTTCTGTGATATTTATTATCTAATTCTTTACCTTTAAGTTTGTGAGTCTCTGGATATTTAAATCGATCTCTATCTATTTCTTTATATGGTTTTTTAGGATCGGACAAAGATATTTTTTGTGCTCCTGCTTTTGAATCATAAAATCTTGCAGTCTTCTTCATAATCTCAGGCATCACTGCTTTACCTTTTTTATCAATTCCTTTACCACTAGCATAACCATAAAATCGTTCATTCCCTTTTTTGTATCCTTGTCTGTAACTTAATTTGTCAAACGGGGCAACGGCTACGTAATCGACATTCTCTTTAGCAGCTTTATTCAATAAGTATTTAAGAGCATGATCTCCATAAGCATCAGCCTCGACTAATGGAAAGTAATCATATTTTTCTGAAGAGCCATAAGAAGATGATCTTGTATATGTCATTCTAATTTTATCATTTATATCTTTTAAATCATTTGCAATTGCATTTGCTTTATTCGTTAGACCTGCTTCAATAGCCTCGTCCATATCTTTTAACATCTTAGATCTGTTTTGAGATAATAAGTTTAGTTCAATATCTTTTTGGAAAGGATTAATTCTTCTTTCCCCCGATAGTTGTTCTGCTTTGGTTAAAGCTTTTGCAACTTTTTGGTTTGCATCGGATTGAATTTCATGAATTAAGAAAACCTTTTTTCCATCTGGAGTATATCGTGTATCGTATCTTACATGGTAAACCATGTTTTCATTAATACCGTCAAAGTGACCAAATGTTTTTCTAGCAGCTGAGTTACCAGGAATATCTTCATTCAATCTCCAAACTGTTTCTCGGTAATCATCACCACCTTCAAGTGTATAACTTCTTTCCCCTTTGTATCTTGTTGCCATAGTTTTATCTGTAAAAGGTTTTGCAACATCATCTACTTCACCGATTAATTGATTAATAATTCTTTTCTCATCTGCATTTAAATTGTCAGATCGTTTAATTCTATTTAAACTATCAGTAATACTTTTACTTGCTTGTTTAAAAGAGTTTGCATCTGTTCGTGTCGTGAACAATCTTGATTTATATTGTGCATCAATCATTTCATCTTCAAGTGCAAATAATTTTCTTTGTCTGAAGTTTTCTTTTAAGCTATCAATTTGTTTTTGAATAACAGGTGCTTTAGTTCTTAATTTCTCCATAGCCCCTTTAGGTATTCCAAGTTCTACAGGTTGTAATCTATTTACAGGGTTTAGTTTGATCATATCCCCTAAAGTATTTGCATCTAATTTTAATCCAAACTTTTTAGCTGCATACAATAACCCACCTGTTAAGTCTCCAGCTTCATTAAACACAGCTAGGTTGGAATCAAAAAGTTCTTCTTTATTAATCGTAACTTCTTTACCGGCAAACGGGCCATTGTCATATTTAAATTGCTTGGGTCCTCTTTCAGTTCTTGATGCAGGTTTACCAAACACTTTAAAGTTTACTTTTCTAGTTGAAGTTAAATGATCTAACCATTCATCTGCAGAAAATTCTCCTCTACCTTTTTTCATTACCCAGTCATAAGTTGATGATCCAAATATAGGAGCTTGATCATCACCCATATGAAGTGGTTTAGTTTTTTTAAGTGGTCTTGAAATTACTGGAGCATTGAATTCTTGTTCAGCTAACTCTTGTCCAGTTTTCTGTAAAGATTCTTTTTCGTAAGTTAAAAGTTTTTGTTCTTTGCCGGTGGCCGGTGAACTTGATACTTTCTTACCTCCAAGTATCTTCTTACCAATCCCTTGAATGATTGCCTTTAGGGACATGTGTCCCTCCTTACGTGATCTTAGTAGGTCTTGTTCTACCTAGTTTGCAACCTCTAGCTTTGACCATGACACCTTTTTTATAACCCATAGGTTTATTCATCATGCCACCACCCATTTTTTTATTTTCTTTTTTCTCTTCCATTTTCTTTTTTAAATATTGTGAAGCAGCAACACCTGCAGCACCTATACCCGCAGCGATTTTTCCAAATCGTGTAGCTTTGGCTGCTTTCTTAGCAACTTCCATTGCAGCTTTTCTTTTATTAAATTGTGCTGGAGTTTCTCCAGGTTTAAATCCTTTTGCAGCTCTCATTTCTTCCATTGAAGAATATGTTCTTCTACCTGTATCAGCACCACCGCCTACAGAATATTTCTTAGCCATGCCACCAACCATTTTTTTTACTTTAGCTTCATCTCTGTTCTTAGCAGATTTATAATCTTTGTATTGTTTAGCAGCAGCGTATGCAGCAGGTACCATCATAGCACCAATACCTAATGCAGTTCCAATTCTTCCTGGTAATTTTTTCTTTTTAAGAGCATCAGTTACTTTTGGTGCAACTGAACTAATTGGTTTAGTTGGATCTTTTTTAAGTGGAACCATTTTACCAGTTCTAGCTTTCATAACTTTACCTGGTTTAACAGATTCATCTTGAAGACCCATGCCTCTACCTTTTGCTTTTTCAGCTTTCAGTACAGCGAAATCTTTACCATCAATTTTATCTGGTGGTGGAGCTTTAGCAGCTATCTTTTTTTGTTTTGGACTCATGGTGTCTCCTAATAATATTTATACTCTTTTTCTAATTTCATTGGCGGGTCGTCCCAATCGTCCGAGTACGTTGAAACAAATCCACCTTGTCGATATCTTAACACAGCTTGGGTCATAGAATCAACATAGTCATCATA